CCTGCATATCCCATTCTACTAGCTATCTTCTGTAATCCTTGTGGCTTAAAGCCTTTAAACATTGCCATGTATTCTTATCCTATTTCATTACTATTGCGACAACCAAAGCTACTACACCTAAAGTTCCCACCATAGACATAGCTTCTATTCGCCACATTCTTTTGTCTAAGCCTTCTAACTTGTCATTAACCATCTGATATCTGATAGCACATTCTTTCTCGTGGGCATCTAATTCTAGTTGTACTTTTAGTTCAGGTTGCATACTCATTTTCATCCTTAATCTGCTTCAGCTATTGTGTTGCCTTCAGCTACCCATTTTTGAATTTCTTGGTAGTGTCTGTTTGCAGGGTCTAGTGGTACAGATACTGTCACTCCATCTATACTGCATTTAATTACTTCATTGGTATTAGTAGCAATACCTTTAATATATTGAGCATTTTCTATAACCATTAATTATCTCCTACAACTCTGCATCTGCCGTAAAATGACATTGATATTCTCTATCAGCAGTTAATCCACTTGATTTACTTATTTTAGCAAAGCCACTATTAGATATAAGAGAAGCTACAATTCCAGTTGTATTACCTGTTCCAAGCAGTGAAGCTCCTGTAGTAGCACCACTTGAATCTAATATTACAACAGTAGGTGTGGCTCTCATGTAACCAGAAAAACAATTACCACTTCCAAAACATTCTGTAGTATTTATAGAATGACCATGCCAACTACCACCATCAAGCTGACCTGTTATATCTTCTGCACTTTGATAATAATACCTCTGACACAAACTTAGTTGTTCCCCAAATGAAGAAGCATGCTCAAATGGTGTGGCTTGTTCGCCTACTTCCATTTGGACTCCAGTTATCATCCATTCATTTGCTGTGTTATCTGCTAAGTTTACTGTTTGAGTAGGAGCAACATCACCATTACTAAATGCTGTGTACGTTGACCTCTCGCTACCACTTGTAAAGAGTGAACCTGCTCCAAGTACCCAAAACAAAATCAAACCCTCTCCGTTATCATCATTAATAACACCTGATGTGTCACCTTGTACAGTTATGGTTTTAAACTCCCAAGTGTTTGCACTACTAATTGTGTAGGACACAACTGCTTGTTTAGAAGAGTTGTCTGCTTGTTGAAACTGTATGTTATAAGTTCCTGTCTTATTTGACCTAACATAAAAAGATAGAGTTATGGTATTTGCACTTGATGTTCCATATGCAAGTTGTTGTAAGTCTTGACCTTCAATTCTGTATGCTACCCTCAACAAATCTTCAGAACCAAGAGATGCATCGGCTGTTGTGCAGTCTACCTTATATGAATTTTTAAAACCTGTAGGTGCAGTAGAACTTTGAGAAACTGTAAATGTGCCAATATTTGATGCAGTTAATTCAAATCTATCAGGTCCACCATATGATTCACCTGTTATGCCTGTAACGTCACCCCTCTGTGCCACTTGCATTGCACCATTTATGATAATATTTCTTCGCCCACCAATCTGACTATTGGTTAGGACTTCACCCATCTTTGCTAATTCTGCTGCTTTGGTCATGCTAAATCTCCGTGAAGTGCCACATTAACGCTTGTTGCATCTAACATAGTGCCATTTACATATGCCGTTTGATACCTTGAAACCGTTGTTGTTGGATTTGCTATATTAAAACATTGACTAAGATTAACTAAAGCCGTATTACCTTGCCCTGCTGTTCCAACATGAGCATAGTTTACATTTGCCATTGCTGAAGTAATTGTTACTGTATAATCACCAATTGCGTTATCTGTAATTGAAGCATTATTAAAGCTATCACGAGCTGCTATAGTTCCAGAACCATTAAAGTTTACCCAAGCCTTTGCTGTACCCTGATTAATTGTACTCATTGCAGTAGAATTATTACTACTTGCATCTGTTAATGTGTTTACTCTTAATATACTAGCCATTATGCGAGGTCTCCAAATACTTGTGTTCCTATAAAAGGAATATCATACTCATCTCCCCCTGAATTAGCATAAATTCCGTTTATGGTATAAGATGTAGTAGTAAAATTAGGGTGAAGTGAGCCTGAATCTACATCAAAACCAAACATAATTACTCTAACACCATCACCAGATTGGTCTGTTGCACAACCACCACCAAAAGAATAATTTACATTGCCCATAGCACTAGCCATAGTAACTGTATAACTACCTGTTCCTTCATCTGATAAACTGCTGTGATTAAAGCTATCACGAGAAGCTATAGTTCCTGTTCCATTAAAGTTAAGCCAAGACTTCGCTAACCCTTGTTGCAGATTAGTTGTTGTACTATTGCCTTCACCTGTAACGTCTATGCTACCTGCTGTGGTTACACCTGTGAGTGTATCTACTTTTAATTGTGATGCCATTATGCTAGGTCTCCGTGTGTCATAGTTCTATTGAAAGCTTGGTCTGTTGCGTTTGCTGTACCAAAATTTCTAAAGTGGTAGTCCATTCTTCCTGTTGTTGGAACAGCACCATCTGAAGTCATAGCAGTTGCAAAGCTAGAACTAGAGCCTAGATTAGAGCCACTTCCGATGTAATGAGCATTAGCCATATTACTTGTGAAATTTAAACCGTAGTGTCCTGTACCTGAATCTGTAACGCTTGAAGTATTAAAACTGTCATCTGTTGAAGCAGAAGCATCGTGAGTAACCCAACTCTTTGCCAACCCTTGCACAGTGTTTGTTGTACCACTACCACCTTCAGCGACAGTGACAGACGTATTCGCTATCTTTACGTTCGTGCCACCTGACCCTGCTTTATCTACAATGGTGTCTACATTTAATTGTGAACTCATACTATACTCCAATATCCATTAACAGTAACTGTAGCGTTCTGTGTTATAGGACCTGCACTTGCACCATTCTCATCACTATCTATTGTAATGTCTGCACTTATTGTCTGTCCATTTAATCTGATGATTGAGTTGTTACCTTTGAATGGGTATCTATTGTCTGATTCAGTCTTAGTGTATGTCTCGTTAACAGAGAACACATCATAGGCTACCATCTCAATGATGTCATTAAGTGATGCACCCTGTACAAGCACCACAGTTGTACCTGTTGTTGCTGTGTAGTCATCTCCCGGAACAAGCAATATACCATTCTGATATACGTCTAGGTACAAACTATCTGTGTAGGTAAGTGTCAATGAGTTTGCATCAGAACCACTGAAGCTAGTCTGCCCTGCAGTTGCTTGATATTGGAATCTGTTACGTAGTCCCTGTGAAGGGGATTTGCCTATATATGCCATTATGTACTTCCTAATCTGATTACTGTAAAACCAGTTTCTTGTGATGTGCTATCACCCTTTAAAGCTGTACTACTTGCAAAACTTGATGTGCTAAATTTAAACTTATGAGTTGATATGTTTGTTACATCAAAAATAAAACTATTAGAACTTGCATTAATATTGCCACCACCACCACTATTGCCATTTGATGCTATAGCTACTGCTGTATAAGAAGAATTATTTAAAGTAACTTTAAACTCAAGTGATGCAACGTCATCAGAATCAGCTATTACTATACGAGCATTAAAATTTATTAAATATATACCAGTAGAAGGAAAACTAAAAATACCAGAACTTTCAGTTAACCCTGTTCCTATACCACTATAACCACCTGCATCATTTACTTCCCAATTTGAAGTAACGTCTGCATTTGTACCTTCATTTGTAGTAGTAGTTAATCTCCATTGCTGTGCCATAGTAATGAAATTACCGACTGTTACACCACTAATGCCACTTCCAGTTATTTGCGTTAAAGCCATTAACTACTCCCTATGCGTATGGACTATCGCCTAATAAGTCAGCATCCCAAGCTGCTTTTAATGCAGATATACTTGAAGCATTTGTGATTGCACTTGCAGCAGGAGCATTTCTAAGGTTAGTCTTCTTAGTTACACTTGCAGCTTTAGCAGATGAATCATCAGCTTCCATTGCTTTCATATAAACTACATCTTCAGCTTCTAATAAAGGACCTCTTACTTCCCTTACTTTATCCTTGAATATAGTTTTAGCTACAGCCAAATCTTCTGTTATGGTTGTACCTGATAATGACCATGCACCTCTGAAGTGCCTGTCTGAAGGAACAGTAGCATCTGAAGCAGATATACTGTTACCATCTTTGTCTACGATGTTAGTTGTTGCCATTGGTTTCTCCTTTAAGCAGCTTCTTCATTATGCGTGGTGTTTATGTCTTCATTAATCTTCCAAGCATTTCGCCACACTCTAGTGCTTGGTAACTGTGACTTAGTACAAATGAGCATACGAGGTTTGTTGGCTTTGTCGTAGTCTTGCCATACATGTCTCGGTAGGTCCTTCATAATAAGATATTCTATTGCTCTTTCTTCTGTCATAGCTTCAATAGGTTTAGTGTTGTGTAACAAGTAACCTCTTGTATGCTTTACAAAGTCAGGCTTTTCTTCATCCTTCTTGAGTTCCCAATAGGCTTCTACAGGTGGAAGTATGCCACCCTTTAATGCACAAGCCATCCAATTAGGGTCAGGATGTGTAATCTTTGCAGGTTCATCAGGTGTCTCTGGGTCTTCCCATACGACACAGTATTCTGTTCTGTAAGGCTCTAGCTTTTCTTTTGCCCAACACAATCTATCCCAAAGATGTGTGCCTTGAAATTCTGGTGTTTCTATTGTCATGCTAAGTCTCCGTTAATACTTGCAGATAAATGACTAACATCTTGCGTAGAACCACCATGTTGAATAGTGAATATGCCTGTCAAAGCTGATGCTGTCTGAGTGTTATTACCTGTGCTAAATCCATAAGCTGTTGCACCTGCTTGAGATGTTAGATTTGAACAGTAAAAAGCATTAACCATGTCATTTGCTATTGTAATTGTATAATTGCCTGTTCCATCATCTGTTATGCCAGAAACATTAAAACTGTCTTTAACAGCAATAGTGCCTGTACCATTAAAGTTTACCCAAACTTTATTTACACCATTTGCCAAGTAATCTGTATCCACAGACTTAGCTGTGCCTGTTATCTGTCCACTTGTCTGTAATGTATCAAATGCTATTGTTCCGTTTGCCATTATGCTAAATCTCCATGCCAACTACCACCAACATATTCTCTGTCCACATTGCTTCCATTTTCATCAAAAGTTTCAAAAACTGCTTGTGATGCTGTGTTTGGATGACTTGCTGAAGCTCCAGTGCCGGGATTTGTAGCATCATTAGATGCTCCAGAACCATTACCTGTATTGTAAACGCAAGTAAAATTATCAGATGCTAAAGCGTTAGTGCTATTATTCTGATGCACACCTGTTGCATTATCCGTAATACTTGCGATATTAAAACTATCTCTAGTAGCAATAGTGCCAGTACCATCCATATTAATCCATACTTTAGCCAACCCTTGCTGAATACTTGTCTGTGCAGTACCCTCACCTCTAATAGTCATAGAGTTTGCACTTGCACTAACTACAGGTGTTGAGCCAATGGTTATGGTTGTTGCAGTGGACTTGCCTGTGATTGTGTCTAGGATTACTGTACTCATGCTAAGTCTCCGTGAGTGTTACCTGTTATAACTGGCATATCTTCAGTAGTAGTTGTCAGGCTAGTCCTTATGAGAATAACAGATGTAGTAAATGCACCATCATAACAAACAATTCTACCAAAAGCAGTTTGTTCAAATCCACAAGTGAAACTAGGTGCATAGTCATTGTTACCAAAAACAGACGATATATTTATTTGGTATCTACCAGTGTCAATGTCTGTTAAACTGCTCAAATTAAGTGAATCACGAGCCGCAATAGTTCCAGTACCATCAAAGTTCACCCAAACCTTTGCCAACCCTTGTTGTAAATCCGTAGTAGTATTACCACCTTCACTTTTAACAGAGCCAGTAAAACCTGTGCTACCACGACCTGTTATGTTGTCTACTTTTAATGTACTCACGATACCACCAACCTTCCACCACTATTGACAGTCAATGTAACGCCACTATCTACTGTAAATGTTCCAGTAACTTGTGCATTTTCTGTGGCTAGTATTGTTGTATTAGCCGTTAGGTTCTGTGCATTTGTTCTAAACAAACCACCTGCTTTAAAATTACCTTTGTTCTCTGCTGCAGGTGTAATTGTTCCTGCTGATAACTCAAGAAAGTATACAAAGATATTGCCTGTACCACTTGAAGGTGCTGCACTAAATGTTAACGTAGAGCCATCAGGTACAGTGTAAGCTGCACTATCTTGCACAACACCATCAACACTTACAAGTATCTCTTGTACTGAACCTATTGTTCTTCCAAGTGCAAAGGTTGTATCAGAACCATCACCATTAAATCTTACAACAGCAGGTGGTGCTTGGAAGTTAGCAGGTACTACATTTCCTAAGTATGCCATTCTATCTCCTATTCACTAATAGTATCAACTGCTGAGACAACAACATCAAGTGAATTTGTTACACTTGACTTTGCTCTTAGTTTATCACCTGATTGTAGTATTATCTTTGAACCACCATCTATTAACTCTAATGCACCACCAACAGGTATAGGTGCAGATTTAATTAGGTAAGCTGTTACGTTATTACTATTGTCAGTAATAGCTACGTCTACAGTTATCTGTGAGGTGTGTATGTTAGCCATCCTTATACCAACTATTGCATCATCACTATCTGATGTTGCCCTTATATCTGCAAGAGCAGTATCTATGTTAGCTGTAAGGGTTCTTTCAAAGTCTTGTGCCATTTCTTTTTCCTTTTATATAATTATACTCGGTTTTGCTTTATTTGTCAAGTAAAATCTGATTATAATGCTATTGCCATAGCTGTTGCAAAGCCTTTACTTGCCGAGCTTCCTCCTGCATATGTTTTAAGTGCAGAAGCTGTTACTTTTCTATTTGTACCACCTGCACCATTATCAACAATAAACAAGTCTGCATCGGCAACTGCTTCACCTATATCTGTACCACCATCTATGTCCAATGCAGTCAGTGATATTTTGTTAGCTGTTGATATTGTACTAAGTTTACTATCTGCAATAGAACCTGCTAAATGTTCATTGTCAACAGAGCCATCTACATATTGGTCACTATCAACTGAGTTAGCAGCCATCTTAGCTAAAGTTATTTGTGAATCAGCTATGTGTGCAGTGTCAATAGAGCCATCTGTATAGTGTTCAGAATCTATAGCATCATCTGCTATCTTCGCACCTGTTACAGCATCGGCAGCTAATTCAGCAGTTACAACACCACCATCTTTAATTGTTACTGCACCACTTGATACAGAAAAGTTATCAGAACTAAAAGAAGCAACACCCTTGTTACTTGTTGAAGCATCTTCACCTGCTATAGTGATAGCATTACCTGTAGCAGAAGTATCTATGCCTTCTCCACCTGAGACAGTTAAAGTCTCACCGTCTAAGTCAATAGCTATTGTGCCACTATCTGTTGTTATATCTAAATCTTCAGCAGTAATTTGTGTATCTACATAATCCTTAACAGCTGCTGAAGTAGGTATAGTTGTGTCATTATCATTAGAGCCAATACCTTCTGATTCAATTACAACAGCAGATGCTTTTAAGTTATCTACCTCAATGTTGGATATTGTATTATTGTCTGCATCAATAGCTTTGTTTGTAAGTGTTTGTGAACCTGCTAGTGTAGCAACTGTACTGTCAATGGCTACAGTAAGTGTATTACTTGAACCTGAAGTGTCAATACCTGTGCCACCTGCAATGTCTAAGGTTTCACTGTCTAGGTCAATGCTTAATGCTCCACCTGAATCACCCTGAAAGTCTAAATCTTGTGCAGTAACTTGTGCATCCACATAAGCCTTAATAGCTTTTGCAGAAGCAACTGTGTCATCACTACTTGATACAGAAGCTAAGTCTGTGTCTAACACCCCTGATTTAAGATTGTCAACTTCAATGTTAGATACAGTGTTGTTATCAACATCTATTGTTTTGTTGGTAAGTGACTGCGAACCTGTAAGTGTAGCTACAGTAGAATCTATTGCAAAGGTAACAGCATTACCACTACCACTTGTGTCAATTCCTGTACCACCTGTGAGTGTAAGTGTCTCACTATCTAAGTCTATGTTTAATGCACCACCACTGTCTGCTTGAAAATCTAAGTCTTGTGCAGTTACTGTAGCATCTACGTATGCCTTTACAGACTGCTGTGTAGGCACTAGAGTATTACTATTAGAAGACATGTCATCTTCATCAGCAAAAGCTGTAACTGTTATTGTACCGTCAGATAAACTGCCATAGGTAAGTGTTCCTGATACGTCAGCATTACCATTTATGTCAATAGTTGTGGCAGCTATTTGTACTTCTGTGTCTGCGACAATGTCAAGTTGTCCATCGGTACTTGAATTGATGTATATTGCTGTGTCTCTGAATTGTAGCTTCTCTGAAGAAGCAATAAGTATGTCATCACTAAATTCAAAATAATCCTCGTCTTCCATCCATTTCATTACACCATCATTACCATTTGCATTAAATGTAATGACTATGTCTGCATCTGTTGAACCATCACCAAAACTAAGTGTATTACCTAGTAGGCTAGTAATAGGTCCACCTTCAGCAGTTGTACCATCGTGTGTATGTCCTGTGCCTGATGCAAAGGCAGCTAATATCTGATTAAACTCATCATTGGTATGAGCAGCAGTTATTACGTCTCCATCTGCGTAAGAGGACTGTCTTGTGTATGTAGCTCCCATTAACGTCTAGCTCCTAGTTGATATTCTAATTGAAAACCTTTAAGTGAGTATGGAGCACTTCCTGTGCCATCCGTAACTCTTAAAGCAACAGCAAATCCTGAACCTTCTACTGCTTGTCTAACTAAAGGTTGTGATGCTCCACCATATGTAGGTATTCCATAAACTGATGTACCATATATAGCAACAACATCTTCTGAATCTAGTGGATATGCTGCAGGTCTTGGTGCATCTTTATCCTCGTAGTCATATCTTAAAAATAAGTCTGCATCTATTGCTGCTTCAGGCTTATAGTTTATAATAACCCTTTGCATATGTTTTCTTATTCCGGGGTCATTAAATGTTAAGTCAGGACTTCTATATTTACCTGCTATATTAACACCATTAAATGTATTGCCTACTTCTTGCCTATATATAAAACCATCTGCATACCCACCATGTAAAACAATAACATCTCCATCATCTACGAAGTGGTCAGTACTAGCAGGTTTTATTCCTCTAATCTCTGCAAACTCAAACTTCTGTCCTCTAAGTGAACATATGATACCTTTAGTTTGATTATCTAGAGTACCACTTTTAGTAAAGAATATTCTGTATTGTGTCTTATCTGGTATTACTATACTGTCAAACTCTGATGCACTAGCTATGTTTTCATTAAATATAGACTGCACGTTAGAGCTTATAGTACCCAATTCCACGTCACCAATTCTTGCTGTACCTGCAATGGTTCTTAAACCATCAGGACCTAAGAATATAAGGTCACCTGCAAATTCTTGGATTGTATCACCGTTGATACATCCTATGTCTCTTGTTATGTCTGTTATTGCGAAGTCAGATACAGACGAACCTGCTAATTTAAATATTCTATTTTCACAAAAGATAAACAAGTTATCACGGAAAACCTTGATGCCTGTTATGGTATCATCAACTTTGATACTACCTGAACCTGAACCACTAGAGAAGTTATCTTCATCAAATGGCTTACTAAATACTAATTCCTGTGGAGTACCTGACATGCCTGAATAAAACATGTGGTCTCTAAATGATGCTACGTGTTTAGCACCTGCAACAGCAGATTCTGAAACATCTGAAGCTGCTAAGGAAGAGTTAAATATAGTCGGTGCATTAGCACCATCAACAACTATAATCTTATCTGTGTTATCATAGTTATATCTCTCAAACCTATACTTTAAAGCACCTGTTCTGCCACTGTCTCTGCTAGTCCACGATGAACCACCCGGAGTTGCACTATATATACTAGTACCTCTAGCAGCTAACACGACATTACCAAAGGTTGCAACCATAAGTACTTTTTCTGTAGCAGATGCTGTCTGTGGCACAACTGCTGTTACATACTTAGAGTATCCATTTATTCTTCTGTAGCCACCTGTTATGTCAGGCTCAAAGTTCTCTAACTCTAATGCTTCACCCGGTTGCATCATAAAGGTAGATTTGTTTAGTACTAACCCACCTTCACAAGTAAATGATGAAGGTACTGTTTGAGATTGGTCTGCCATTATAACGCCCTAATATCTACACTACCTGAGTTATATACTCCTGTTCTAGGTATAAATGTTGAACGTAGATAAGAAAACTTATTGACAAGTAATGTCTGCATATTTTTAATGCCTTGCTCAAATCTTTGCATATTAAGTTGGTACTGTTGTGTTTCACCTCTATACTGATATACAAATGCTGTAGCACCATCTACAATCACAGGTGCGAATCTATCAGGTATAGTTGTGGTATCTCCGTGTGCTGACAAGTCAGTAGGAAATGTATAGTAGTCAAACTTTATTGCATATGATTTATTAGGGTATGGATATAGTAGATAGTTATTGTCAGGTGTTCTTACTACATATTCAGGAACACCACCTCTATTAAATTGTGCTACCGTGACACCACTAAGTATTGAAGCTGCCGTAGTACTTGCTGCACCTCTTGTACACCCTGTAAATGTTGTACTAGTTATTCCTGTGTAAGTAATTGTTTCATTACCTATAACTATAGTACCTGCACTATCAAATCCTGTAGTACTTACAACAGTTATAGTTGTAACACTATCTGTATGTGTTGTACTAGTAGTGGTACTTTCTATTTCATCTTCTTGATTTACAACTCTATTTATGTAGTCATTGTAATCAAGTAATCCTAATTTATACCCACTATTTCCTAAGTCACTATCTTTGACTATTCTAAATGTATTGTAGTCTACTGTCTTAGTAGAAGCAGGTAAACTATACCTAACCACACCTGCTGTCAGTGTCTGAGTAGCAGTCGCATGGTTAAATGGGTAGTTAAACTCTCGCTGATTAATAAAACGTATAGATTCATTAACAGCGTTTTGGCATTGAACTTGTATACCCCTAGCACTAGAAAAGGTCGCTGAAGTTAATGCAACCTCATTCAACCTTGCTATTACTTTATTTGTTAGTGTTAGGTAAGTTTCTGCCATAATAATTCCTATAAAGATAAGAGAGCAAGTTGCCCTGCTCCCTTATATATGATTTAAGCTAAAGTGTCTCTGTCAACTTCGTCAGCAGACATGTCACCTTGGTCGCTTATATCCATCATCATTGCATACACACGTATTTTACCAGCAGTAAATGATGCACCACCACCTGCTAATAACACGTCAATAGTGTCAGCAGAAGTAGAAGCAGTCAAACCTGTGATTGCAATCTGAGGAGCATAAGCACCATCGGCAGCACCGTCAATATCAAAAGTTGCAACAAACTCATCAACGTCACCACCTGTGAAACCAAGTGATGCTGTTGCATCTGTGCCAGTATTCTGAGTTGCACTTTCTACAACCTGAAGACCTGCAGCTACAACAAGAGTATTAGCTGGAACTGTGATAGCTTGAATGGTATCACCGTTTGGGTTAATGCTATTAGCAGTTAAGTCAATAACATTATCCATGTAATATACATTACGACCTCTCTGGGAGTTGCCAGAAGCGGCTTTAAGAACAGCAGTAATATTCGCCATAATTCAATCTCCCTATGCTAAGTGGTAAGCGGCAGTACAGATTGCTTCAGGGCGAAGAATCTTTCTACCATATAAATGCATACCACGAACAATATCAGCAAAAGAATCAGGGTCTCTATAAGTCTCTGTCTTGTTGATTTGCTCGGCAGTAGCTATTGATGAAGAGTGACCAGCAACAATAATACCAAAGTTTGTAGAACTGTTCGCACCTGTATTAGATGGTCCTGTTCCTAAACTTGGAAGGTTATTTGACTGATACACTTTAAATCCATGTAGATTATTAAGAACTAAACCATTCTGTAGTCCTGAACCACCAAAGTCTGCATCAAACAATCTTGTGTCCTCATCCTTTAGTACTTCAATAAATACAGGGTCTAACACTAACCATCTTCCGTTAGTATCAACATTCTGTTGGTCTAGTAGTCTTGACATTCTAGCAATCACTGTCAATGGGTTTCTATCTCCATTAGCAGGAGCAGCAGTAGTAGCTCCACCTGTTCTTGGTAAGATAGCTACAGCATCTCCAGCAGAACCACCGAAGTCTTCAGCATCAATTTTCATTGAAGATAAGAGTTCGTCAGAACCGGCTGTTGAAACAGCTACACTACCATTAGTAGTTGTATTAGCTGTGTCTGGAGCACCATGTATAGATGATTGCTTGTAACCTGACATATAACCAAGTACATCTTGGTCAAATTGGTCGGCTAGTCTATAGGCTGCTCTATCAGATGCTAACTGTTGAAAGTTAACGTGTGAATGAGCTTCCTCAATATCATCCACTTTAAATGCAAAGTAATTAGCTTTGTCAATATTAAGTGAAAATTCTTCGTCATCAAGGTCTTGAGGAGTAATAGTAGTTCCTCTCTCATATGCCTTAACTGTTATTTCTGGTTCTTTGATAACCTTAACGGAATCGCCCATATTAGCAATCTCACCGAAGTAATCATTATTAGTGATTGCATCAACGATAGATGACTTACGGAACGCAAGTTGCACCTGTTTGCTGTAAATAATAGGACTAAAATTACCGTTAGGTAGATTACCATAACCAGCTGCTGCTGAAAATGCCATTTTAATCTCCTTAAACATTTATCAAATGTACACGGAATGTGTACTATATAGTTTTAGTCATTTACTTTATAAGGACCATTCATGCGTTGAGGTTGTACGTAGGATAGCGATTCCTGTGTAGGCTCACATAATTGGGTAATCTCTAAAGTGTAGTTTAAAGTGTAACATAAGTGTCTATAAAGGAATACCCCACCTATATAAAAAAACCTCTTAAAATATATAAGTAGCAATTATAGGGTTATGTTACACTTCTAGTTATGTATAGTTATATACATAAATTCTTGTTTGTCAACATTATTTTTTATTTATCTAGCTGAACCTGATACATCATATACAAAGTTGCCTGACCTAATAGCTTCCATTATTGTGTCAGCCTGTTTTTCATACTGTGCAGAGGACATTTTTTGAACTTGTGACTCAAGTATCTTTTTACCTGCTTCTGTAGTATCAACTTTAGTCTTTGTAGACTTCGTGCCAACTTCCATAGCAGCACTCTTATTACTCTTTGTCTTAGTTTCCTTACCGATTCCCTTATCGGCTTTGTATAAGTCAATAGCTCTTGCTGCTGACCTAGCATCATTGTCGTTTTCATAAAGTGCATCCTGTACCCATTTTGGCTGTTCATCTGCCCAATCGTGGAACTCATCACTATCTCTAATATCATTAAAGTCAGGATGAAGTTTCATTAGTTCTGCTTCAGCTTTCTCTTTCTTAGCTTCAACAGACATTTCATCTATCTTCTGTATTCTACTTTCTAGCTCAAGTGATTGCTCTCTTGCTTTCTTCATAGCAATAGTTTCAACAATCTTAGCTACGTCTGGGTACTCTGTTGCCCATGCTTCTATGTCCTCATCAGACTTAGGCAACTTCATTTCTTTCTTAGTTGCTTTAGCTAGTTGCTCTTTCATTTCATCTAGCTGTTTTTGAAACTGCTTCTCTTTCTCTTGAGTATGCCTTCTTAAATCGCCATATCTCTTTTTAAAAGTTTTCTCTTCAGCGTTAGTCGGTTCTTCTTCACTAGGAGTTTCCTCCTCGCTAGTCTTTTCTGTACCTTTTTGCTCCTCAACGAGCCTTGCAAGTTCTTCTTCATCTCGCTTTACTCTTTCTTCCTGAGAATAAGGTCTATTCATAAACATTGCTTTTTTAGGTGTAGCATCTTGCACCATGTCTTTTGTAGCTTCTTCAGCCATTTGTCTTCTCCTTGGGGGTTATCGTAGCCAATTATTGTTGGGGGATAAGTAGCCTTTTATTGTGGGTTATTAACGTGAAGCTAACCCACCTCGCTTCATCTTCTTTGTTTTAGGTTTAGGTTTCTTTTTACCTGCTAGTCCACCTTGATTGTAAAAACCACTAAAATCAGAATCACTGTAGCCACCACCACTAGTGCTACTTGATTGGTTGTTATCAGAATCATTTCCACTATCTATAAAAGATTTTGCAGCGGCTTGATTCGCAGCTTGTTCTGCAGCAGTTGTTGTTTGAGTTTCATCACTATAAACATCACCTGCTGTTGGGTCTCTGCTTTCTATGGTGTCGCTTGGGTCTTCACTATAGGTAGGTTGCTCTTTAATAGCTTGATTTATTTCAGCTATCTTTTGACCTATTTTAGAACCTAGATTAACATTAGTTTTTGTACTAATCTCATCTAATCCATATTGTTTTGCCATAGCGTTAACGTCAGCTATAGTATCTTTTGTGCTTTTATTAGATTCTGTGCTAATTGTATTTCCGTTTTTATCTTTAGAAAATGTTATATTAGTAGTTAATCTGTCTACAGCAGCAGTTACTCTTTCAATATCAGCAGCAACTACTCCTCTAATTTTTGCAATTTCTTCAGGTGTTTTACCTTTTAATTTGCCTAAATCCTGACCTTTAATTCCTAGTTGAGTTTTAAGAGATGTGAAAAGAGGTGTAAGAGCACCTAATTTCATTTGATTTCGTTCAGGATTTCCTGTTGCGGCACTACTAATTCCTTGAAATACTCCTGCTTTACCAAGGGTACTAAGTTGCATTGCACCTATTTTAGCCATTTGTTTATCTAAAGCATCCATGCTAAACACACTGCTATAACTTAAAGGGTCTCCTGCAAGGTCTACTGCACCACCACCTGCACCACCATCGCCACCATCTCCTGATTCTACAGGTGCTACTTTAGCTGATTGCACTTGTGTCTTCTTAGCTTCTTCTTTAGGTGCTTCTTCTTGTATGACAAAACCTTCAGGTACAGGATATAATGTTGCACCTCTTGAGCCATCTGCGTTTACTAGATGTGGTATCATACGTGTCTGACCTGTTGCTGCATTAAAGTATCTAACGGTTTCTGTCGTAGGTGCTCCACCTGCACTAGGTCCTAATAATTGATTGTAGCTTACAGGTGCATATGGTGTTGCTCCTGCTCCATACATTTTACCTACATTAGGCACATAAGGTGTTCCCTGCGTACTGCCTGATACTCCATCTGCTACTTGTTGTGGTACTCCCATAGGATTGCCCATTGGATTTGTTCCTAGTGGTTGACTGCCTGTAGGTACAGTAGGTGCTACATATGTACCATTAGCTGCTTCAACTACTCCACCTCTATTATACTCTAATTCGTCTTCCATGTCAAGGTCTGTTTCATCAAAAGGTAAATCATCTGGCATGGTGGCTTCATCTGAATTACCCATCTGACCCATAGCTTCCATTTGCTTCAGTCCTTGTTTAGCTTCTTGTCGTAATTGCATTAACTTCTCAAGACCTATGAATCTCACTACGTCAGCAGGAAATACAAACTCTCCTTCACTTAGCTGTGCAGGTATGTCATCTCTCACTTCTTCTCGTGTAGAGCCTGATGGTACATCGTTTCCTGATACTTCATCAGTCATACCACCTTCATCTTTGAGACCACCATCTTCAAACATTTCCATTTGTTTACTTAATGCCATTTACTTCATCCCTTAAGTGTTTTAATTTATTCAAAGTAGCTATTGCTCCTTGAGACCTATGTAGAGTAGTTGTATCACTAGACTGTTCTAGTATCTTATGTTGTTGCTTCACTAATTCATCAATGTAATCATTGAAGCTGTTCATTAGCTTGAGGTTGTTCACTAGCGGCTTGATTTGCTGCAGCACCTGCTTGTCCATCATTTCCTGAAAATCCTTGTTCATTTGGTATAGGAGCTTGTCCTGTACCTATATTACCACCACCTGCTCCTGTGGGGTCTAATGGGTTAGCACCTACAGGTGGTTGACCTGCTTGTGGAGGTTGTTCTTGTTGTGGTTGTTCACCCTGCATACCTTTTAATATCTCTGCTTGTACTGCTGCTTCATCCATGTTATTAGTTACCTTTTCAGGGTCTAGTTCCATAGACTTAGCTATCTCTCTAATAATGTATGGGAACTTAGCAAACGGAGCTAATGCAGGATTAGATGCTACTTGTAGGAAGGACATTAGTCTCTGACTACGTACTTCGTTAGCCATAAGACTTTCTGTACCTCTAGCCTGTACTTCTAAGTCACCTTTAATATCTTTGTCAAAGTTAAACTGCATATTAAAACGAAACATGCCCTCGCCTAATGGCTTGAGTAAATAATCGTCTACATTCTTGATGACAGTCTTAATACTACCTGCCGCTGCGTTCATAAGCATGGATATACCTGATGCAGTTCTACCTACACCTTGTACACCTGTCTGTCCGTGTGCGAATGATGGAAAGCCTGTGCTTTCATCTGCAAGTTGTCTAGCCTTATCAAACAGTTGTAAGTTCTCATTTGATA